TATGGCAACAGCTCCGTTACGGCGCAGGACAACAGCAGCGTTTGGGCGCGTGACAACAGCAGCGTTTCGGCGTATGGCAACAGCTCCGTTACGGCGCAGGACAACAGCAGCGTTTCGGCGTATGGCAACAGCTCCGTTACGGCGCAGGACAACAGCTCCGTTACGGCGCGTGACAACAGCAGCGTTTCGGCGTGTGACAACAGCTCTGTTACGGCGATGGGCAACAGCTCTGTTACGGCGATGGGCAACAGCTCTGTTACGGCGTGTGACAACAGCTCCGTTTCGGCGTATGGCAACAGCTCCGTTACGGCGTATGGCAACAGCTCCGTTACGGCGTGTGACAACAGCCAAATTGTAAACGTTGCACGAAATAACAACATCAAAGTCAGCGGCAATGCACGTATAGTTTACAATCCTTCAAACATTGATGAATACATAGATTTTCACAGGTTGGACGCGAACGGTACAACGGTCAAGCTGTATAAAGCCGTGCATTTCTACAACGGCGCATATCACGCAGACTACGACAGTAGTTTTATCTACACCATAGACGAAACTGTTACACCCAATAACGGTTTTACCGATAGCGTACTAAGCAGCTGCGGTGCCGGTATCCATCTTGCGCACAAGGCGTGGGCTATCCGCTACGGTGCAAACTGGTCTGATCTTGCGATTTTGGAATGCGAATGCGAAAAATCCGATGTGCTTGTGCCGCTGTATGGTGACGGCAAAGTCAGGGCACGCAAAGCAAAGGTGCTGCGCGAAGTGCCGCTTGAAGAATGCGGACTGTACGGCAAAATAATTGCGAAAAGGCGGGCAAACAATGAATAAATACACGATCATCATAGCGCAGGTGTGCGCGGTGCTGCTGGCGCTGATAGTCATGATATTGCTTGCCCTTGACAGCGGTGAGGCCGACGCGGACGGTGTGCCGCCGGATGTTGATACGAACGGTCTGTGCGTCGTGGAGGTAAAAGAGCCTGAGTACGAGATGTATTTTACCGAGGCTGATGTCACGGCGCTCGCGCAGATGCTATACGGCGAGGCGAGAGGGTGCACGGTGGACAATCAGCGCAAGTGCGTGTGGTGCGTGCTCAATCGCGTTGACGATGCAAGGTTTCCCGACAGCATCATCGGCGTGGTAAGCCAGTCGGGGCAGTTTTACGGCTACAGTCCGTACTTCCCTGTGTGGGACAACCTGTACGCCGTTGCGCTCGATGTGCTGACGCGCTGGAGCATGGAGAAGCAGGGCGCGGATGTGGCAAGGGAGCTGCCTGATACATACTGCTGGTTTACGGGATTTAACGGCAGTAACCATTTTCGAGAGGTGTACTAATGAACTATACCAAAGCACAAAAAGAAATTTTTGATGCGCTATGCGCAGGGAAGCGAGTATGTCAATTTGAAATTGATGCTAACAACATTTTTGCCACGGCAGATGGATATAGAGGATATATAATCCCCAAAAATCTGATTTGTTTTAGCCTTGAAAAAGTCGCTGAAATGAAGCCTGTGCCCATAAAAGAAATTATACAA